AAGAAAATCGAATTCGAAGATATGTTTAATGGTCAATTCACAGATGTTTTAACTGATCGTTACATCAATTTGCAATATGGTTCATATAAAAATTCTCCAGATGATGGTGGTATTGCTGAACATATTATTACTGGTATTCAAAACAACATTGCAACAGCAGGAGTGGGTGCGGCAGTTGACGCAGTTGGTAACAGCACTACACTTTTACTAGACGATCAAGATATTACTTTAACAACTGATGGTCAATTAGCGGCATATGGAACTGAACTTACTGTAACCGATGCTTCTGGTGTTGTTGTAGGCGGTGGCATCATTGCAGTTGATGGGGATAACACTCCATACACTGCCGATGGCACTACCGTATTAGCAGTCGTTGGAAACGTAATTACACTGAGTAAAAACATTCAGAATACTGCACTACCGACTGCCACTAGTGTAACACACACTAAACTAATTGAAGGTGCGGCAATCACAGGACCAAATATTACCGCTGACACTGCTATTAAAAAGGTAGTGAGTGGCACAGAAGTAACATTGTCTCAGGCAACCACAGGCACTTTTGCTGGAACAGAAACATTCACAATGACCAGACCAGCAGTTGTTACTATTGATCCTGCTGATGCTGGTAATAAACCTCAGATATCAGACCGATGGGTTTTACGTGAACCAGAAACTGCTACGTTCCCATTGAATATAAGTGTAGCAGACGGTGCATTACATTTACATGGTGTATCTGGTACAGGGACTAATCCATTTCCAAGAACGTGTTTTATCAAGATCGTTAGTTTGACTAAGGCATATCTCTATGCTGATAGAAATTTGACTCAACCAATAGACACTACTGCTTTCACATATGGTAGTGGCGGGGTTATTCATGGGTTCGTAGGATCACGTATTACATTTACTTTCTTTGGACACGAGCAAATCAAGGACTTCTCAGATCCACGAGTGATGTTTAGTATTGCTTGGAAAGAGATCGTTCAGTAAGATGCCTAGTATAGTTTTCAACTATGGTTCTTGGTGGAACTGGGAAACTGCCGCAGCAGGCGGTCATCCTAACCAAAAAGTATCATTTGATGGCGCTAACAGAAACATTTATGTTGCAGAAGGGGTCACAGAGTTAAACGTTAAAACTGATTTGTATTCTGCTTGGAAAGAGTGGTCGCAGTTTTCAACAGAATCGCCTCCTCCTATTGTATGGGCAAAGGCATTTACTGCTGTTGGTGGTGACCCAATTACTGAAAGTCAGGATCTAGGTACTACTTTCTTCTTAGAGAACGGTTGGAGAATACAACCTACTCCTAACGGAACATCCTACACATTGACTATAACAGGTAACCTATATACTAGAGAAGCCGGTGAAACACCGTTTCGATTTGCGAACGGTGTTTCGGTGTCGTTGGTTAGATCCAACATTGTTGAATTGATTACGGTAGAAGCACTTGCTGTTGCGATTACACCAGCCGATGTTACTGCGATTGCGAATGCCGCCGCTGATCAGGTCTGGGACGAAACGCTTTCAGAACACAAAACTGCTGGTAGTACAGGCAGAAAACTTAATGATAACTTGAAGAAAACATCTTACATAGCGAGGATATAAAATGAGTGAAGTAGAACAACAATCAGAAGTTGAAGTAATTGATCAGGGAGTACAGGGCGAAGTAGGCACTGTTACTGGCGATGATGTTGATCTTGAAAAAAATGATATTAATGATTTTCTTGATGCAATCGCAGCCAAAGACTTCACAAAAGCCACTGGTCAGTTTGACGACATGATTAGTGATCGTCTTCAGACGCAGTTGGACCAAGCAAAAGCCAAGATTGCTGGTCAAATGTACAATAATGAGCCAGAAGAATCAGACGAACCTGTTGAAGATTAATTTTGTATAAATAATAGTTATGAAATCTTTTAAAAACATACGAGAAAAAAAGATGCCTGCTGGAGATCATGTCTACCAGAATAAGGTTAATAAACATACCGTAATGATTCATAAAGATAACAAAGGGTTCTCCGTTTATATTGACGGCGATAAATTAGACACCTATAAGTCCCAGAAAGAGGCTGAAAAGATGGGTGTCATGTTTGCTAAGGAAATGTAAATGAAATTGATGGCAGAATATATTGATCAGTCCATTGAGACAGTGATCACAGAAGCCAAAGATGGTAAGCCTAAGTCGTTTGCTATTGAAGGTGTGTTTGCACAAGCAGAACAAAAGAATAGAAATGGTCGTATTTATCCTCGTCCTATTATGGAAAAGGCTGTAGATAAGTACGTTACCGAGCAAGTGTCACAGAAGCGATCAGTCGGTGAGTTAAATCATCCCGAAGGTCCTACTGTGAATCTTGATAAAGTTTCTCACCTCATTACTCAACTGGAATGGAAGGGTAATGATGTTGTTGGAAAGGCACAAATTTTGGATACTCCTATGGGTCAGATTGTAAAAGGTCTTCTCGAAGGTGGCGTTCAACTAGGCGTGTCAACTCGTGGTATGGGTAGTCTTGAGAGTAAAGGTGGTGCCAATTATGTACGTGACGATTTTATTTTAAATACTGTTGATATCGTACAAGATCCCTCCGCTCCAGCCGCATTTGTCAATGGCATAATGGAAGGCGTAGAGTGGGTATGGAATAACGGCATTATCCAACCTCAAGTAATTGAAGAAATGGAGACAGAAATTAAAACTGCTCCGAAAAAGCATCTTTACGAGACGCAGATTCGTGAGTTTAAAAATTTCCTCTCGTTGCTCAAATCAAACTAATAAGGAGTCATTATGTCTGAAGAAAATTTAGACCTTGAACTTCACGATGAGGACAACCAAGTCGAGGAAGGTCACGATATGAAAAATGCTGAAGCGCAAAGCGTAGCATCTGTAGCGGCAACATCTGCTTCTACAAAGAAAGCGGCTAAACGTAAAGGCGACAAAGACGGCAAAGACGAGCCTGCACCTCAGGGCAATACGCCTAAGGCAAAGGCATCAATGGTTAACGCTGGTTACAAAATGATGGCATCAATGAAGAAAGAAGACCTTGAGGCTCTTCTGGATCAAATGGGTGTTGAAGAGATCACTGAAGAAGAAGAAGAATTTGCGGAAGCATCTTACGATTTTTCTGACGAACTCAAATCATTGGTAGAAAGCGAAGCCACTTTATCAGATGAGTTCAAAGCGAAAACTGCTGTTATCTTTGAAACTGCTATCAAATCTAAAATCTCGGAAGAAGTTTTACGATTAGAAGATGAATATCAATCTCGCCTTGAGGAAGAACTTGAATCTACACGTTCTGATCTCGTGGAGAAGGTTGATTCATATCTCAACTACGTAGTTGAACAATGGATGGACGAGAACAAACTCGCTGTGGAGACTGGTCTCCGCACTGAAATCGCTGAAGGGTTCATGAACAGTCTTAAGGATCTGTTTATTGAGTCTTACATTGATGTTCCCGAAACCAAGGTTGACTTAGTTGATGAACTTGCAGAAACCGTTCAAGAGTTGGAAGCAAAACTCAACGAACAGACAGGTACTGCAATTGAAATGTCACAACAGTTAGAAGCCTTTCAACGTGATACAATCGTTCGCGAAAGTGCGCGTGACATGGCGGAAACTCAAGTAGAAAAGTTAAAGTCATTAGTAGAATCATTAGACTTTGAAGATGAAGAATCTTTCACTGCTAAGGTCAAGACTGTTAAAGAGTCTTACTTTAAGAAAGAAATCACCGAAGAAGTCGCTGATGAAACTATTGACGATTGGTCAGAAGACACCGCAGAAGTTTCATCTGCTATGTCTCAGTACCTTACAGCAATCAAAAAATCTAACAAATAAGGAGTATCTCTATGGAATCGTATGATCGATTAGTAGAAAAATGGTCTCCAGTACTGAACGAAGAGTCTGCTGGTAAAATCAGTGACTCACATCGTCGTAGCGTAACTGCCGCGGTACTTGAGAACCAAGAAAAAGCCCTCTATGAGCAGGGTATGATGAACGAAGTTGCGGCTAATGCGGCTGGTAACGGTCTTTCCGGAAACGACGGTGGCACAGGTGCCGCTACTAACTGGAACCCAATCTTAATCGCTCTTGTACGCCGTGCAATGCCTAACTTGATGGCATATGACGTATGTGGTGTACAGCCTATGACTGGTCCTACGGGCTTGATCTTCGCTATGCGTTCACAATACAAGACGCCTAAAGTTGGTGGTGGTGCGGCAGGTACTGAAGCACTCTTCAACGAAGCACAAACTACTTACTCTGGCGACAGTGTACATGACGAAGCAAACGCTGGTTCACACAACTCTCGTGGTCCTTCAGGTTTGGTTGGCGCGGCTGACGGTGCAACGTCTGGCGTTCAAGACTCAAGTCTTGTTGACTCAGAAGGTTTGTTCGTACCTAGCGTAGGTGTTGGCATGTCAACTGCTACTGCTGAAGCACTCGGAACTGGTGCTGGTGCAAACACTTTCCATGAGATGGGTTTCTCAATTGATAAGACCAGCGTTGTCGCTAAGTCACGCGCATTGAAAGCAGAGTACACTCTGGAACTTGCGCAAGATCTTAAGGCAATCCACGGTCTTGACGCTGAAACTGAATTGGCAAACATTTTGTCAACTGAGATTCTTGCTGAAATCAACCGAGAAGTTATCCGAACTATCAACAGCCAAGCGAAAATTGGTTCACGACAGGCTGGTATCCAGACTGCTGGTATCTTTGACCTCGCTACTGACGCCGATGGTCGTTGGTCAGTTGAGAAGTTCAAGGGTCTCTTGGTTCAATTAGAGCGTGAGTGTAACGTCATTGCTAAAGAAACTCGTCGTGGTAAGGGTAACTTCATCATCTGTTCTTCAGATGTTGCGACTGCCTTAACTGCCGCTGGTATGCTTGACTACTCACCTGCACTCAACACTTCTTTGAATGTTGACGACACAGGTAACACGTTTGCTGGTGTTCTTAACGGACGCACTAAAGTTTACATCGACCCATATGCGGTTGCTGACTATGTAACTGTTGGTTACAAAGGCACCAATCCTTATGACGCTGGTGTATTCTACTGCCCTTACGTACCTCTTCAGATGGTACGTGCAGTTGGTGAGAATGACTTCCAACCACGTATCGGGTTCAAGACTCGTTATGGCATGGTAAGTAATCCTTACTCAGAAGGCGGTTCTCAACTGAACGAAGGTCTGGGATCGGCTCGTCAAAATCAATATTACAGGATCTTTAGGGTCGATAATATCCTCGCTTAATATTGACAATAAAAAGAGTCACATTAGTGATCATTTTGAGGGGAGACTTTTAGTCTCCCTTTTTTTTTGTCTAACATTAACACAAACGTCACATAAAATTGATCCAATCTTAACACAATCCAATAGTCATTTACAGTAAATACATAGTAACAACAAAGCAATAACAGGTGTTACTATGAAAATGATTATTGGATTTCTATTTCTCTTCGTGATAATCAATGCCCATCACAAGGCGTTAGCAAATCCCTATATAGAATACAAACGTGAGGACAACACTGTTCGTCACACCCATCAAGAACATCTGCGTATAGGTTATAAGGCAGATAACAATCTCTACATTGAAGCAGGCACCATGACTGACAATAAGTTCAGTATGGAGACTGGTTACAAGTTCAAACAAAACAACTGGGTGTTCAAAGGTAAATTTGAACTGAAAGACAAAAGCGAAAAACTCGAAACTGAAATAAGGTATACATTCTAATGGACACAATGACTCTTGTTTGGACCATCCTAGGATTCGGTCTAGCATCTTACTCCGTTCTTGCGAACGATTCTATTCAAACTCTTGGTACTTGGATGGCGAGTAATCGTCGAGTCAAGTGGCAATACCTCTGGGCGGGTGCGAGTACAGTTCTCGTGTTTGCGCTCTGGTACGGTTGGGGAATGTACGGCGACATATCGTATGGACGACTAGATAAAATTCCTTATCTGGAACCGCAATGGTATCATGCGGCCGCACCCGCAGTTCTTCTGCTACTCACCCGCATAGGCGTACCCGTAAGTACATCGTTTCTCGTTCTCTCAGCATTCGCCTCAACATTCGTACTAGAGAAAATGCTAGTCAAATCCTTTGCAGGATATGGTGTTGCCGCAGTGAGTGCATACGCATTGTGGGCAATCGTCACCAAGTACATGAGCAAGGTTGATCTTGGTGGTAGTGACACGCAATGGCGAGTCGCACAGTGGGTCGTTACTGGGTGGTTGTGGTGGACGTGGTTGTCACACGACATGGCAAACATCGCAGTGTTCTTGCCTCGTGAGATCTCTGCGGAACTGCTTGTCGGTATCTCAGCATTGTTTGTTGCTGGTCTTGGGTTTATGTTCCAAGAACAGGGTGGTAAGATCCAACAGATCGTGCGACAAAAGACTAGCACACAATACGTGAAGAGTGCGACACTGATTGATCTGATTTACCTGATCATTCTGTTCTACTTCAAGCAGTACAACAACATTCCGATGTCAACGACTTGGGTGTTTATTGGTCTGCTGAGTGGTCGTGAACTGGCAATTCAGACGTTTGCAAACAAACTGCCTGCAAAAGCATATCCGATTATCGCCAAAGACTTTGGTAAATTAATGGTTGGTGTGGGTGCATCTTTAGGAATTATTGTGGGTATTCATACTTTCACTTAGTATAAATACTCTTAGTAATTCACTAAGGGTGTTAAATGAAAGATTATTGCCAAACCAACCTGTTACAACCGACAGGTTTTCGTGTCGTAATTAACAAGGAGAGATTTCCATATCTCTCTTTTATGGCTCAATCTGTTCAGCATCCCAGTATGGAAGTTGGCGAGACAAAACTAGGGCGACCTAGACTTGCTGGCTTACCATTCATTGGTGATCAGATTGAGTTTGCTTCTCTTACAATGGACGTGTTGCTTGATGAAAACATGGAAGTTTACCGAGAGATATATACTTGGATGGAGAACATGGTAGAGACCAAGCACAAACTGTCATCATTTAAAGATGGTAGTTTAGCGGACTACTGTGACATCCAGATCATGATTCTTACCAGTGCAAACAACAAGAATCGTGAGTTCAAGTACGTTAACGCATTCCCTACCACGCTAGGTGATGTCCAGTTTAGCGCGTCTAACGAAGAAACGTTTATTACCTGTCCCATATCCTTTTCGTTTGATTACTTCGAATTTTTGTGATATAATATGTAATACCTTACTTGAGTTTACATTATGACATTAGAACAAATATTGGATGCGTGGCAGAAAGACTGCCGAATCGATCCTAACTCTTTAGATATCTCTAGTCAACAAACACCTGAACTTCATGCCAAGTATCTTGGCCTGTTGTCTAAGGCCAAGTTGAGACTCAAAGACGCCGAGTTCAAACAGAAAGAACTGATGAAATATAAATGGCTTTGGTTCCATGGTAAATTGAGTCAAGAAGAAATTGCGGCTCAAGGCTGGAATCCAGATCCGTTTGATGGTCTCAAAATTCTGAAGGGTGACATGGAGCACTTTGTTGAGGCTGATACAGAACTTGTTGCGAGTGAAGCCAAAATTGAATACTTAAAGACCGTGATAGATACACTAAAGGAAATCGTTGATAACCTAAAGTGGAGACATCAAACTGTAGGTAACATCATCAGATGGAAACAGTTTGAGGCAGGGTTCTAATTGCAAGAAATTAAATTCAGATTAAAAGATCACGCAATGCTTCAGTTAACTGACTGCGAGCCTTCGGTGGCGTCTGAATTATCTGAGTACTACACGTTTGAGGTACCTGGTGCTAAGTTTATGCCAGCGGTCAAGGCGCGGCGCTGGGATGGCAAGATTCGTATGCTGAATCGCACCAATGGTGAGATCAACGCGGGTCTTTATTGGAGCATCAAGAAGTTTTGTATGGAGCGTGGATATGGCATTCACGTAGAAGATGGTCCCTATGGTCTGCCCTACACAATAAACAAAGTGAATCACATGGAGACGATGAAGTGGATCTCCACCATAGGGCTACCATTCGCGCCTCGTGACTATCAGTATGATGCAGTATGTCATGCAATTAAATTCAAACGTTCTATTCTGATATCACCTACGGGTAGTGGTAAGTCACTCATCATCTACATGCTGATGCGTTGGTATCTAGAGAATCATGATAGAAAAATTTTGCTCATTGTTCCTACAACATCTTTGGTTGAACAGATGGCAAAAGACTTTACCGACTACGGTTTTGACCCGGAACTGTTTCATAAAATATACAGTGGTAAACTTAAAGAAACAAATAAACGAATAATCATCACCACGTGGCAGTCCATCTATAAATTAAGCCCTATATGGTTTGAAGATTTTGGATGCATTTTTGGTGATGAGGTACACGGCTTTAAATCTAAGTCGCTGTCCTCTATTATGAACAAGTCCTACAATGCAGAGTATAGATTTGGCACAACAGGTACACTAGATGGCACTCAGGTTCACAAACTGGTGCTTGAAGGTCTGTTTGGTCCAGTCCATAGAGTAACGACAACCGCAGTACTCCAGGAGAAAAAGCAACTTGCCAGTCTAGACATTGACATTATACTTTTACAACATTTAAAGGAAGATGGAGATAGACTTCATGGTTGCACTTATCAAGAGGAAATTGACTTTTTGGTATCGCACAACAAACGCAATAACTTTATACGTAATCTCGCTCTCAGTCTTGACGGTAATACTCTCGTACTCTTCAATCTCGTAGACAAGCATGGCAAAGTTCTGCGAGATATGATAGAAGATAAGATACCCGAAGGAAGAAAATTATTTTATGTGAGTGGTGAAACAAAAACAACAGATAGGGAGGCAGTTCGTGCTATCATTGAGTCGCAAACAGATTCTATTACCCTTGCTAGTCTTGGTACCTTTAGTACTGGTATTAATATTAAGAACATACACAATATTGTTTTCGCATCTCCCAGCAAATCGCAAATCAGGGTGTTACAGTCCATTGGTAGAGGTCTACGATTGTCAGATGATGGCAGAACGACCAAACTCTATGACATCGCAGATGATCTAAAGAGTCAGGGTAAGCCCAACTTCACATTAAGACATAGCGTTGAAAGAATAAAAATATACAACAGCGAACAGTTCAACAGCAAAGTGAGCAAAGTTGTACTATGAAGGTAGACTTTATTACATGTTGGAACAAGGCGTTGTGGGCTGATTTTGGTGCAGACGCTACATCTACGTGGCAACATCAACCCTATCATTATGAAGAGGGTAAAGGTAGCAGACATATTGAGTGGCAACGTTGGAGAGATTCCAACTCACAAGTAATGATCGATCATTTTGATCACTGGTGGGATAAATTCTCTCACAAACCACAAGCAATTATAGAACACATCATGGATAAAATGCAGTCAGATGTCACGCACGTGGTGTGGATGGACTGTGATGTCGTGCAACTAGAAGACTATAATGAGGAGTGGCTAAATGATCGTTTGCCTCACGGTAATGATCTGTTTACATATTTAGATCGTGGAGGTAAAAACTCTGAGAATGGGTGGATCGCTTTCAATGTAAAACACCCGTGGTGCAAGACGTTTATGTGTCATTGGGAACATATGTATTTTAGCAATGAAGTGTTTAAATTAAAAGCATGGCATGACATAGGTACGTTTCAGGCTGTCTATCAGATGATGAAAAGCGAAACATCTTATACTGCGCAGACATTAAGAACATCAGCGGGTAGTGATCAGTGGCAAGTAAGTGAAGCATTTCAAAGAAGTAAACTTGCTGGTAAATTTGCTCATTTAAAGGGCCCTAGGAAAGTATATATAAAGAGACTGGCAAATAAAACAATTGATTTAAAATTTGCAATGTTAGACATTTATAAACAAAATTCATCTGAAGCATTTCCTTGGACAGAGAATGACAAAAAAAGATCTAGCACAATTTAAATTATCAAACGGCAGTGAGGTCGTGTGTGAAGTTATGGAATGGCCATCTGATGATGATAATCAATTAATTATTAGAAATGCCATGACAATTATTAATTATGAATATGATGGTGGTGATAGAATGTATGCATTTAGACCATTCATTAATTTTTTAGAAGATGAAAATGATTACATAATGGTTAATAGTGATCATATTATTTCAGTCAATCGCCCGCGTGATTACCTTGTAGATCAATATGATGTTGCAATTAGAGACTGTTATACAATTGCAAAGGAACGCGTGGAAGATTATAAGAGAGATAAGATAGAAGGCCTTCAACGCATCACAGAAGCGATGGCGAGGCTTCTAGAAAATAGAAAAGATAATAACACCGGTGAAAAGAAACTTACTAACGTTATACCATTTCCACCCAGAGATGATACTATCCATTAATTGTATATACTCTGTTCTTCTGCGAGCGATGCTCTAGTTTAACACAAAAATCCGTATTTGTCAAGTGTTGACTTGAGAAACTTTTTGTTGTATAATAATGATTCACATGCGAGAGGTATACATGAAACCTAAAGAAAAACCACATTACGTAAACAACGCGGATTTCTCACAAGCGGTCGTAGACTATGTTACGATGGCAAGAACCGCAAAAGAAGCCGACAAACCCAAGCCTATGGTTACGGATTACATCGCGAGATGTTTTTTGAAAATCAGTGAGGGTCTATCACACAAGGCCAACTTTGTGAGATATACTTATCGCGAAGAGATGGTGATGGACGCTGTGGAGAATTGTCTCAAGGCTATTGAGAACTATAACATTGACAAGGCCACACGTACAGGGAAACCCAATGCCTTCGCATACTTCACTCAGATCGCATGGTATGCGTTCCTACGCCGCATTGAGAAAGAAAAGAAGCAACAAGACATAAAGTTAAAATATTTGTCCGAAAGTGGCTTAGAACTCGTTGTAGCAGAAGAGATAGATAATGATCAGGCTTCACGGCAGACACAAGCGTTTGTTGATGAACTTCGTGAGCGAATTGATTTGGTGAAAGACAACGACAAAGACATTAAAGACTATAGTAAGAAAGTCAAGAAGAAGCGTGCCAGACATGCTGATTCTGATCTGTCGGAGTTTATGCAATCATGAGCCGAGTCGCAATCCTGAATGATACCCATGCGGGCATCCGAAATAGTTCTGAGATCTTTATGGACTATCAAGAGAAGTTTTACCGTGATGTATTCTTTCCTTATCTTGAAGAACAAGGGATCAAGAAGATTCTACACCTCGGTGACTACTATGAAAACAGAACA